TTTTGCAGAGATGACCTGGAACAAAGATTTACTTTGTTCGTTAAACTATCTCCGCTACGTGAAAATTTTTAAATAAATAAAAACACGTATTGAAAATAACTTTCTTCCAAGCCTATCTGTCTCTTAAAGTTGTGACCTACTCTCGATAAGGGCAAAGCCCCTATTAAGTTCGGTTAAACTTTTTAGAGGGCTAGGCCCGACGACACCGATAATTAAATCTGTCGCACACTAGAGTCACTCTAGTGATTTCTCTTTTCCAACATGAAAAGAAATTGATAAATATTTATAGACATTACTGTCTTTTTTAAACACCTAAGTAGGCGTTGCATATTGGTATACAATGGGAATACCAGTAAAGAAATACATTGAAAAATCCTCACCAGCTGAAACCCATTGCTGGAATGCCATAATGTCTCTACCGTCAACAGCATTTGCAGCGTCAACACTACTAACTGCAACCATCTTAACAGTATTACAATCCAAAGATGGAGTTGTAATTATTCTAGAATAATTGAATCTGTCAGCATTGTAATATGGTAGTTCCACTTCAACGGTATTATTAATAGCTGTTCCTGTAGTAGCAGCACCATTAAAGGTATCCTGAGTTTGCGATAAAGTAGTAAGATTAACTGGATTTATATTACCATTAGTTAAAGTGGTAATTAATCCAATATCATTTTCCTGATAAGGTTGCCTTGTTACAACTGGCAAACCCATGTTTCCCGGTGAATGGAAAACATATTTGTGTCTCATGGATCCCCTAAAACCCGCATAAACTGGTAAAAACCAATTAATTGGATTATTATGCACTTTGTTAAAATTCCTGGGTAAATCCGAAGGATCTAATCCATTCACATCATAACCTCTATAAAAAGGTAATGCTTTAGTATTAAAATATCGGTAAATAGCAGCTAATCCAGTAACTTTTGCATCTGCCCAGTATCTAGTCATAGTATATCGCTTAACTAATTCTCTAATACTTGTAATATTTTCTCCAAAAAATACGTTCATAGTTTCGTCCGACTCAGGTCGTTCACTAGCTATAGTATCTAATTTGGTTGCCGCTAAAGGCTCGTCAATATTATCTTGAGCTATAATTCCGCTTTGTGATTCCAAAACTTGTGGCGCACCAGCTGCTGCATTGGGCACTCTAAAATAAGATAAATTTGCTATTTTATCTGCCTCTGGCATTGCAAAACGTGCATCATCGCACATTGAAACATATACATTAACTGAAATATCTGAACTTGCGCTCGGTGATACCAATTCATTAATTACGTTCAATTCAATAAACCCATTACACAAACGTGCAACAGCTTCTGGCAATCGTATGCCTCCCATGTTTGGAATATTAGTGTCAATGGGTTCCAATTCCAACCATGCTTTCGCTTGACCCCAACCTATCGTAATTTCGAAATCTTCAGCATCTGCAATATCAATAACACGGGAATAATTTGTGTTATAATCCACCTGTGATTTGTGTTCACGTGGATCGTATCGGACTAGCAATCGTCCTTTATGGTATGCTGACTTTACAATTTGAAATCTAAATTTAATAGATCCCTGCCAATACTTAAACAATTGAGACATGTGACACGCAGGTGTCATATGAATCTCTTTGCGTAAGGATGGTGTTGTGTAATTTACAGTACGATACAAATCAGGAGCTACTCTTGCATTAAACAATAACTGTCCTGGATCATCTGTACTAGACCAATTAAATGAAGTGAGATAGGATTCGCGTTGAACGTAATCCAAAATTCCCATTTCATCACAGGCCTCTAATCCAGTCACTCTGGGATCAATAGTGACTTCATTTTTAGAATCCATAGTCAATTTAAAAACAGTATCAGCGGCATCAACGTTACAAATATTACCCACTGGACATGGTTTCTGTAATAATGTATCTGTTATAACTACTGGTCTGCTAAAGCCAAATAGACGCGCTATGTCTCCCACACCTGTCGCAACTATTTGCGTAGCTCTAGCATAAGGTGCTATCAATGGAATAGCGGCCAATTGGCCGGCCGCTTTAGCCACAGCTGAAGCTGGTTTAGAAATGATACCCTGACCATATTCATCTCCAGAATTCATACTTTTTGATTTACCCTTAGAGTTTGAATTCTTTTTTGACTTACCAGCTTGAGAAGGCAATACAGCCAAATCATGTGAAGTAGGCATAGTAAGTGTGACCTCACTAGCCCATAAATAAACAGAAATAGTAATCGGATTACCTACATCTGTGTGCCTCAAATCTCCAAAAGATTTAAAAGTAACTCTACCTAATTTTTCAGCAATATCAGGTTTTGATAAAGTGATATAATTTTCCTTATAAAAATATGGAAATTTCATCACTCCACCCGTATTCAAGGTTGGGTTTAGAAAAATGTGTGGTTTCTGTGATGCTCCAATCAAATCGGCATCAAATGTGGCTCCTACACCACGTACAACAGTCACATCATCATGCCCATTCAAAGGATTATAAAAAGCAAGAGCTCTTCCGTAATGGAAAGGAGTTCCACTAATCAAAACCTTCATATTCAAATTCATGCGCAACAAATCAAAATTTTTAATTTTATCGCGAATAAAATCGTTAGATAAATATGCAGACCATACATCTAATTCTTCAAATAAAGTTTCATTAATTCCCCATTGATATGTTGCCACTTCAATCGGACGTGAAAGAAAATTACCTAAATCACTATCAGTATTATCAGCTAAATTAAATGTTTCATCTGGATCAGCAGGCACCGTAGCCGACCATCCAGCATTTTCGTCAGCAAAAGTGGTAATTTCAGCCTTCATGTCAGAATCAGCTTGACCCGATGTCATAGTACCTGATTGTGAAAAGAAACATTTTTCCTCTAATTTCCTATTCCGTGCTCTTAATTCTTTAACTAATTTCTTGAGCTTCCTTACATGACCATATTTTCTCGCGATATCGTGTTCGAGTACAACTATATAGTCCATAGTTGTTTCCTTGTCTTCGAGGTCAAGGAGTTCCTCTTCTTTTATACTCATGTCGAGTATGTTTTTGTTATATAAACTAGTAATGCTATGTTTATGAATAGTGTAATGATTTGCATCATAATAATTACACCAGTGCTTCTCTTTGTGTGGTTTCAAACCACTCCACTAAATAATGGTACCTCACGGGGAAGGTTCAAGACAAGTGAGTTTTTGTAACATATTTTAAGGTTGGAAGTTCCTTTAAATAAGTTCATAACTACCCCACTCGGGTTCTTTGGTTTTTATTGCATGTATCCAACGCAATTTCAAAATTGTGAAATATTCACCCTATTCCTTGTCAGGAATGGGGTATGGATTTTCATTCCATACATATTTATCGCAATACTTATGGATCTGTTCCCTATACGTAGGAAACTCTCCAACAAGTCCAGCGATATTACTATCTAATGCCACTTTCTTCAACTGCTCTCTTCGTAAGGTATAAATACCTTCTCCATAATGAGCATATTTGTCAAGTGCATCCTTAATTGTGCAAGCCGCGTGTAAATCTTCAGGTATTGAAGATCTACCATGCGCATGCAACATTTTGCTTATGGAAGATTCTTCTATTACAGCTCTATATAACTGCAATTCATCATTCCATACAGCATTGTGTTTAAGAAAACCAGCATCAGCCCCATTTATAAAAGGAACTGATTCCGCTTCTTTATCAGCCATAGTGTACGTAATGTCACTTTCAGCTAATACTCTTGCTATATTTGTGTGATTATATGTATCATATCCTTTCTTCACGGACATAATATTGTCATCACCATACGTCATTAACGCAACAACTTTATTAAATCTTGGTGTGTAAAACCATCTTTCTTCACTAGCTATTTTATAATATACGTAACGCATATACAAACTATTCACTAATGAATTTGTAACAACAGTTAATGGATGTCCCGAAGGATTTGATCCATAAAACTGTAATATTGTTCCAAAATAATCATAAGTTGGTGAGCAAATTTCAGTAGCTATTCCACGCATAATTATCAAATCATCGCGGTCATAATTGCCACTGACTTCTGCTAAATTAATCAATATTTTAAAACTAGCTAACATAAATCTAGGTGACATACGTCCATCAAAAGATTTGTAATCTCCAGCGACGACTCTATCTTCACCATATTTATAAATACTTTTCATCATAGTTGTCCATTCGGGTGATTCTACATTCAAGCCTACAGCACATTCAAAAATTTCCTTATTTGTTTGCATCAATGCTGAAATACTTAAATAATATTTCCTCACCAGCATAATAAAATAAATGTTACTACCAGCAAAAACTCGAACTTTCTTCTTTCCAATCTTTGTAGGTTCATCTTTCAACGAAGCTTTAAAAATTGCATTAATCCTATCACCAGATAGCAAAGTTTGTTCTAACTTTTCAATTTCAACTAATACTTTTGGATCGATGTCACGAGGACAACTGATTCCTTCGACTTTCCTTTTTGAAATAGATACAACTTTAGTTTTAGGTCCTACCATAGGAAAACCACAAGCTGTCGAAAAATTCATAGAATTAATTCCTACTACTCCATCTAATCCTGCTAAAACAACATCATCTTCTAGTTTTCCTAGCAAATGTAATTTATCTTTAAGACCTTGCTTCAAAGTCAAATCAAAATCAATTACAGCTTTGTCTATCAAAGTCGAATCGAAAATAAAAGCGGTGTGCGTCTTACCTTCAATATCAACTTCTTTATGCATAATATCTTTCATTTCATAAGGTTTATCATGCATCCGTTCTAATCCTAAATGTTCAGTAACACTCTCAGATATAGTTGACTCTACCACCACGGATTTTGGTGTAGAACTGGGTCTATTGTGTGATCCAAATACAATACATCTGGCATCAGTTAATAACTTGTTAGTTACACACAATTTATGTGGAGCTTCTAATGGTCCTACATCAATATCTCCAATACAAGTATTAAAATT